GGCTGATACTTACCATTTTTCTTTGGTGCGCCAATATCAACCCACTTCTCATCTACCCATTTGCGTAATCCACCTCCAGTTTTCTTCTTAACAACTTTCTTTTTCTTACCACCAGGTTTTACTTTACCACTACAAACAGCAGACGCATACATATTAGCATAAGCAGATGGATAAACATCAAACTTACGCTTTGCTGCAGCTTTACCTTTTGGACAGAGTTTAGCCACTTTTTCTTTTTCCCTTACGCTTTTTTGCTTGACTAAGTGCAATAGCTACCGCTTGCTTTTGAGGATATTTTTCTTTTTTTAACTTACGAATGTTTGCACTAATTGTCTTTCGGCTTGAACCTTTTTTTAATGGCATTATTAAATCTTACCTTAGTTTTAATAACTACTCTTGGTTTTAATCTTACCACCACCCATCATAGCCTTACCATAACCACGTTGAGCTTGTCCACAGCCTCTAGGTTTACCTACCTTGCCACCGCTTTTAAGCCCTTCAAAACCGCCAAGAGTTCTTAGCTCATTTTCTAGTGCTTTCATATCAACATCTCCACCAACGTCTCCTCGCATCATTCTACCAGCTACATTAGCACCAGATGAATATGTTCCTTTATCAGTGACCTGTCCTTTTTTACCTACACCAGCCAATCCTGATGTTATCAAACGTCTAAGCTGTGCAGGTGATAAATCTTTTCTTTCAGGAGGTCTTTCCTTTGATCTAGCTGGAGCATTAATAGAAAGTCTTTCTTCTTGCGTAGCACCTGCTCTAGCAGTTTCATTTGCACCTGATCCTCGCATTTCTCTTTCTTGCTGCCTAATAAGTTTATCTAATTCTCTTTGCTCAGACCTAGTTCTTTTTGGCTCTGATTTTTTCTCTGCAGCTTTTTTCTTTGCAGCTTTTTTCTTTACAGGTTTTTTGCCAGCCTCTGTCTTTGCTATTTTTTCAGCTTCTGATCTAGAGATATTTCTTGATTCCATTAGCTCTTTAACTTTATTAGAGGGACGACCCCTCCGGCTTTTTCTGCCTCTTTTAATAGTCTTTAAAATTTTTGATACTGGCATCTTATTCTCCTATTGAAAAAATACTTCTTTAATTTGATTATAGTTATCTAAAAAAGATTGCTTATCTAAAACTTTGCCATTATTTAATCTAATAATTCCTCGATTTTGATTTTTATGAACTTCACCTTTTTGGTGGGGCAACTGATTAGAATAGTCAATAAGAGATTGATCTTTGTAAAAAGATAACATATAATTAATCATTTCGGAATTACGACCATGTTCTGGACTAATATATTTTCCTTGTTCTAAACAGGTATACATCATATACTTTTGAAATTCATCGCTATGGTAAAAAGAAAAAACATTATCTGCTCTATCAACTGAAATGTCCTTCATTAAATACCAAGGCCCAATAACTTTGTCTGTGTATGCAAAATTAAATTTAATCCACCATAAAATTTTTAATGGGTTATTTTTAATATTTATCGGTGCTGCTTCAATAAAATTATTTAATTCCTCAACAACTGTATCACTGTTACAATATGGAATATTGTCTGCAATATCTTTTATTAGTTCTTGCCAAGATTTATCTTTATATAATCCATTTAAAATGTCAGGCCATTTAACTGTTTTTAAACCATGATAATAATAAATATCATGAACCGTACCATTTGATAATGTATTACCGGGGTGTCCTATAATTGACACAGAATCTTCTGGGTGAAGATCGGTGTTGTTAATTAATCTGTAATTATAACCGTTATCAATTATAAATTTATACAGAGCAGGATTAAATTGATTTAATGCTTTTCTATTGTTTGTGTCCTCATCAAAAGTAAATACTGCTCTAATTTTATTTTTATCACAATTTTGTAAAAACCCTGCGTACATTGTTGCAGAATCAAAACCACCTGAAAGAAAAACGTCAATATATTTATTGTCAGATAAAGAATTAATTGTATTAATTTTATTTTCAATACAGTTAATTAAGTCTACTTCTTCTATCTCCGTTGGCATTTTTAGTTGATACTTAGGATCAATCTTATAAAAGTTTTTTAAAGTTCCTGTTCTATCAATAGGCTCAGATGGCTGCCTACCTAAAACAGATAATAAAAATTTATACCATTCTGGATATTCTAATATTTTAAAAAATTTATATACACTTAAAGAATGTAATTTAATAACTTTTAGTTCAGACATAAAACTTAAACAGAATAATCGTATTCTTTATTATCAATAACAACTTTGCTAAGATCAATGGAAGTTCTGTTTACGGCTGGACCTTTTCTAGCCGCACCATAACCATTACCTGTGGGTCTACCTGTGCATTCCATTCTTTCTTCTTTATAACGATCAAAACCTTTTTTATCGTCTGAATAAATTTTATTGTTAATAATTTTCATAGTGATTCTCCTTACTGTGATCCCTGAACTAAAGTATTTGCTGATCCTGCAGGACTAGCATTATTTTGCATATTATCTTGACGATTTCTTCTCGCCTGATTTCGTAATCCTTCTATAGCACCTTTATATTCATTTGTGAACACAGCACTAAATGTTGTATCTTTCATATACAAAAATGCTTCAATCATCGAAGCATAAAATAAAGCATCGTAACAAAAGTCAGTAAAATAATTATTAGGTGTAGCAGATGTTAAAGTAGTTGGTCTTGCAACATAAACAACTTCACCTTGATATGCTGAAGTAGGAGTAGGTGCTAAATATATAGAAGAGTTATTAGCAACTGAGTAATACTTAGGAACTCCAGTTGAGGTATCAGCATAAGGCCAATAGTCATTAAGAAACTCTTCAGTTCTTTGAAGTAAATTAATTTTGCTTCCACTAGCTCTTAGGTTGACATGCCTAATAATTCTTGTATCTTCTGCAACAGAAACAGTTTGATTGCTAACGACACAAGTAATAGAAACAGTGGTATTTAAACCAATATCATCCAGTTCTTTAATTAATCTATTTTCAGCTTTGTTTACAAATTTAGGAATTTGATTTACAAACTCTGTGCCTTTATTTTCTGCTGTATTAATAATATCGTTTACAAGGTAGGTATAGTCAACCATAAGCTTTATCCATAGTAAATATAGAATTTTCCACCATCGCTAGAGCCAGACAGTGAAACTTTGCCACTACATTTTACACCAACATCATTAAGATATACATTGTCCATAGTGTTTGCTGTTAGTGCAGCATGTTTAATTCTAGTTCCATTTTGATCACCAACCACTAATTCAGATGCAACCGTTACTGAAAAAGCGTAAACTTGCACTCTGGTATCTGCAATCGTAACACTTGTTACTGCATCGACAAAAATACCGTTGCCTCCAGCACCCCCCGTAACTTGGGCTAATCTAACATTTGACATATGATTCTCCAATCAGAGTAAGAGGAGAGATTTCTCTCTCCCCTTCTCTTAATTTTAGTTACCCTGATTACCAAAGAAACCTCTCCAATCGGAGAAACCAAAGCTATAACGCTCTCTAGCCTTAAAGCGAAGGTTGCCCGTATCGAAGTCAGGCTCCATCTTGGTCTGCAGTGGCGCACGAACAAACATCTTTGTACCGTTAGGAACATTTGTCTTAACGAAGAAAGCGTCTGCATCAGTGAATCGACGGTTGATAAACACACCCTTTGGAAGCATAGACATGCTCTGAATTGAGTTTACGTCATTCCAACCTGCAGGGTTGGTAGCAGCTTGTGATCCACCAAGAGTGGAAACTGTACCAGAAGCAGGAATAAGAGTGGAGTTCAACAGTGCGTTTGATGTTGCCCAGTTATCGGGAGCAACATGAAGTGATTCTGCACTACCGCCAACGAGAATGCCACGATCATCCTTGATCTTCTGAATGGTCGTAAGGGCAGTCTCAAGTGAGGCAAACGAAAGGTCTGCCGCAGTAAGTAGGTTCGACTGTGTGCCGTTTACAGTTGGATGAGAAGCACTAAAAAGTGGTTGCCCATCACCACCTGCATAGGCAGCATTAAAACCATTGTTGAAAACATCTGCAGCTTTTACCTGCTTGGTGTTGCCCATTGCTCTTGCAAGGGCTTTAGCCCGAAGCTTGGCAAAAGTATCATACAGATTATCTTCCATAGCTTCTTCGGTAACAGCAAAAGCAAGTGCAATTGTTTCGTTAGTATAACGAGCAACATAGCTTTCGCTAGCTTCGTCATAAGTAACAGCAGCACCTTCTGCTTTTACTGGAGCATTACCGAAGCCTGTGAACAGAACTTCTTCTTCAAATGCCCGGTCTGAATTTTCAATTTCAAACAACGGCACATGTTCATTTTCAACTTCTCCGTATTCCAAACCAAAAATAGCATTTAGACCGGGAAGCAGTTGTTTGCTAATACTAGCTCTATTAATAGCCATAATTTAACCTCCCTTAAATACCAGATGGTGCAGACAGAACAGCGTCTACATGTTTAACAATACGAACTTCAACGACAGGGAATGCTCTTTCAGCAGAAACAGCAATATCATTACCCGGAACGTCCTCAACACCAATAGGTCTTACTGGAAGAATAGTGGTGTTACGAGTTGAAGCTTTAATACCAAACCCAGATTCACCTGTAAAGGTGCTCCCTGCGCCTAGAGTCAAGCCGAAGTTCAACTGGTTGATATCACCTGCACTGAGCGAAGCATCCGCTTGGATGAAATAAGTTGAGGCAGGGTTAGTATCTACCATTGCTTTAATATTAGAAGCACTGGTATTGGCTGGCCAATATTGCTTGAATTTTGGCTCACCGTTTTCTTCATAATAGACTCCCTGAAAAACACCAACTGCATAGTCAGCATCCGCCGAAACGGGTTCAATATTACCAAGGCTGGTCTTTACCAAGTCACCTGTGAAGATGTTTCTTGCATCCCCAGAAGCGATAGGTAGTTCGTCTACGCCAGTGGAGTTAGTACCTGAACCACGTTTACGAGCAGGAAGGAAGCCACGAAGGTTTTTAGTGGTAGACATATTGTCTCTCCTTTCCTAGTTGCACCGTTCCCTGTTATTATTCTTGAAAACTAGGTCGTCTTCCTTTAGTAACAGTCGAACGATTATTATTTGTGATAGGCATACGAGAATCTGAATTTCTTTCTAATTGAGCATTCACTGCATCCATTAGTTCTCTACTCTTATTCTCATAATACCGTTTACGAGCAGCAAGCTTGCCAAGGGGCATTTTAGCCAAAGCTAAGTCTCCACGACAGACTGTACCAGCATACCGCCCTTCCTCTTGAACGATAGAGGACATAGATAATTCAGGAACTTCTTCAGGGTCTACAAAAGTCCAACCTTCTGCTTGTTTCTTACCAACATTCTGGTAATCATCTTGGTTGCGTAATGTAATGCGAATCCATCTTAGACCCATTCCCTCATTTTCAAAGCGTCTATATACGCTCTCAGGAATCTCTAGAGCATTAGGCTCTTCATAGGTCCATTCGGTTTCTTCTCTAGAATTATGTTCTCTTGTATCAATGCTACGTTCTTTAATTTCTTTCCGTGTATCCATTTTACTATACTCCACGCTTAAATGTTATATCTGTATATTCACTGTCTGATTTATCAACTTTTAGTTTCTCAGCAGCATATACCTCAAGTGGTATGTTCCATTTCTGAGCTAGTCTCACATCTTCTTGAGATAGCTTTATCTTTTTATTAGAACTGGTGGGACTGCGTGATGTTCCCGCCACCACCTGAGAGGGTTGTCGAGTTGTGCTAGCTTCAACACTCTCTTCTTGATTAAACTTATGTGGAAATTCATTCCGTAGTCTACGATCAATCTCGTCATAAAAATCTTGTTCTTTAGGATCATAACCTGTTTGTTTTAGATCTGCATCAATTGCATAAGCTGCTGCAGTCATAACTGAATCCTTACCGAACCATTCATTATTTTCTACCCAATCAACCGCTAACGCATCAGGTTGTTGAGGAGCTTGTTGTTGTACTTGTTGTTCTTCTTGGGCTGCATGTTGTTTTTCATAATCCTCTAGTGCATATTGATGTCTTTGTAGATCATTAATATTATTTGATGCCCTTTGAAGTACATCCAAAGCTGCTAGAGTTCTCTCTGGATCACCAGAATTATAAGCTTCAATATAATCATTTTTGGCTAGTGCCATCTGTTCTTCTAATTGTTTTTGAGAAACTGATGAATTAGCCTTTTGAGTATCAACATACGTTCTCTCCATATTTCTTAGATTTTTTTCTAAATCTGTTTTTTCTTGTAGGAGAGCTTGAATACGCTCGTCTCTTTCCTTTCGTTGTCTAACAAGATTTCTAATTCTTTTTTGAGCGCCTGATGTTTCAATACCATCAAGCTCTTTAATAGGTTCTTTCTTTGCTTCTTCTAATTCTTTTTTAGGTTGTTCGATCTCCTCTGCTGTTTCAATTTCAGTAGATTGTTCGATCACCTCCTTTTCATTAGAATCATCTTCAACTTCAAAATCAACCTTCTCTGGAATTGTAACGTCACTCCATTCCGAATTTTCATCACTCATTTAATTTTCCTTTATACGCTGTTTCGACACAGGCGGTTACGAATAATTTATTATACAATATAATTTTAACTAATGCAACTACACTAGTTAGATAAATTAAAAGTTGGATCTAAATCTTTTGGATTTTCAACTCGCATAATAATTTGGTCATCATATAAAAGAATTAGTTTAACTCCTTTATAATGAAGCTTAATACCTGCATTTTTACCATAGCATACATAATTACCTTCTGCACACCAAGGAATATCTGCAAATTTATTTGTATCTTTATATGCGAGATCACCAACTTTTAAAACTTTTCCTACAGTTGTAAGATAAGCAATATCATCTTTTGTCGAGTCTGGTAAAAAAATACCACCCTTAGTTTGACTTTTAACTGAGATTGGTCTGACTAAAACATGATAGCCTGGAATATCTGGTAGAATATCTGGATCAGGAATATCTTCTTCAAATCCCGTAATCCATTGATCATTCTGAATAGCTTTACTTAAAGCTTGAACTTGCATGGTTAATTCTCCTCATTATCATAGTATCGTTTTTTTACAATTGAAAGAATATTATTTCTTGCCCATGAAATTCCAGAATGGAACCCTACTAATTCTTTATATGTTGCGTAGTCGGAAGCTGCTCCTTCTACTAAGTTATTTTGTACTGAAGCCATTTCTTTTTCGTATGACTCAACAATTTCATCCCATAAATTCATTTAGATAAATACTGCCCCAATAATAAATGATGCTGCACCTACAATTAATACTTTTTTCCAAATACCACAAGGAGTTTGATGCCCTTCTGGTAGACAGCTACAGGAGCCACACCCTACAACTGTTTTAAATTTAAACATATATTTTTTACTAGAGGATTTAATCTTATCAATTAGCTTTGTCATTTTTTAGTTCCTTTATAAGATTTGTAATCGTTTTCATGCTTTCAGATTCAATCTTAGTATCTGAAGACATTTTATTTCCAGCCAATCTAGTAAGAAGTTCAGCGGCTTTATAAGTATTGTTATCTTCTAGCTTTTGTTCTTCCAAAGCTCCTTTAAGTAAAGTTTCAATAGCTTTAGTAGCCTGTTCTGCTTGACTCTTCTGTAACTCTATAGCTGTATCTTGCTGCTTCTCATTACCTTCTTTAATATATTTAATAACGATTTCGTTTTCGTCAATATCCAGTTCTCTATTTTTAAGAGCAGCAGTAGCAGCATCTTTAACCATCTGAGCTTGTAGCTTGTCTCTTTCAACTTGTAACTTCATATTTTCAATTTCAACAAGCTGTTGCTCTGGCGTTGGCTGCATCATCTGTGGATTATTAGCTTGAAGAACTTGTTGTGCAGCTTGCGCCATAGCAAACTCAATCATATCAGGTGTGATAGGTTGACCTTGTGGTACTTGATCTTTCATCGTCATAGCAACACCTTCAACCTGTTCTTTATATTTCATTACAACATGCTCCTGAATATTAGCCTGTAATACAGGAACAACTGCTCCCATTAATGGTTGACCACCAGTTGTTGGGTCTTGCATAAAAGCCATCTTAACTTGTATATGAGCATCATGATTCTGGCCTGGAAAAGCTCCAATAGGCTCACCTTTGATAGCAACTTGAATATCTGACAAAGGATCAAGGGGTCTAGGTTTCTTTTCTGGTGGAAGTATCTCATCTAAATTAGGCATGTTAGCTGCTTGCAGAATAGTCCTATTTAATGCTTCCATATTAAACATACCGGGAGGAGCTTGTTGGGCTAGCTGTAAAGCTAGCTGAGACAACATCATTCGGTGAGCATTAGAAGGAATATTTGGGTCGCTTACTGGGACAATATCAATTCTTCCATCAAAATCTTTTTTAAGAACTTGTCTTGATATTCCCGGCACCTCAAATGGATATTCATTAGGCAGATAGTCATGATTGATTTGTGCTAAGATTTTTAATTCGTCTTTCTGCGATTTATGAAGCCTTTTATGAATGGCAGAAAAGAATTTACTACTGGCTTCAAGTAGGGCCATCGTAGTACCAACGGGACCATAAGAGGCAGCGTCCGATACTACTTGTTCCGTTGTATCAGCAAACTTCTGTCCTGTTCCAATAACAAAATTAAGCATAGACAGAAGAGTATTGGATGGCTCTTTATAAGGTAACGGAACAATAGACTTAGATAAATCCATGCCTGTTGCTTCAACTTCTTTAAACTCACCAGGAGATATTGGATCATTATCACCAACAATTCTAACTCCTTTAGATTTAAATCCTCCCGGTAGATTAGCGAATTGACCCGCATCCACTAACGCTCTCATAGCTGCTGTTGCAGTCATCGTTAGATTACCAAGGAAGTGGATCAATCCTAATCCGTAGAAACCAAAGCCCGGTACATATTTGTAATGGACAAAGTGCATTACCTTTTGTCTTGTTTTATCGTCAGGTCGATAGTTTCTACGAATACTTAGAATTTGTTTTGATTGTTCTTCAATCGTTACAATATATGGAAGAGAGACACCCTCTTCATGTTCAGGGTCTTCTGGTAATTCAAGATAGCAATGCTGTTCTAGAAGAACATACTGATAATCAGAATCTGATGTTTGTGAAAGACCTAGAACTGTGTCTAGCTTAGTTGCCATAGAAGATTGTTCAGGAACATATGCTTCAGGCAAATCAATATCTTTATACATTCCTGCATCAATCTCTTTCATAAGATCAACAGGACTTCTGTATATTACATGAGTATATCTGTCTGCTTTTCTTAGATCACTAGCGTAGTACGAAACATAAAACTGATCAATAGGTACAAACTCAGATACAGGACGCTCTAATGAAGCATCATAGTATGTTTTCTTAAATGCTGAACCAATAATAGGTAGGTGAAACAAAAGCCGTTCAGACTCGTCAAAGTATTCAGGCATTTGTTCTGTTAGCTGATAGTTCATAAACTCTTGAACTCTTTCAGCTTGATCAATCTTATCAGGTGTTTGATTACCTAGTATTTGAGCTTTAACTGGACCTGCTGCAGGAAATAGTTCAAGAGAAGCTTTAGATTGAAACTTAACGGCTGATTCAATAAGAAGCGGATGAACAGCAGTACAAGCTCCTTCAAATGGTTCTGTTGCATCTTGAAGCTTTAGACCTAGAAGATCAAAGCCTCTTTCAAACATGCTCTCCCATTCGCTTCTAGAATCTTTATCAGATTCAAAATTATCATAAACTTTAGAAGCAATATTCTCTAGATCATTCTCATCTATCTTATCAGCTAAATTTTCAAACCATTCTTTAATATCTGGCTTAGTTTCAATTTCAATACCTTCATCAAAACTTACAACCACACCACCGTCAGGATCAAGATCAAAGGTAACATTCTTTTCAAGTTCAACAGATGCACCATTACTAGCATCAATCTCTATAATCTCTGCTTGAGGCATTCTCTCAAATGGATTTTTTTCAACCGCCATTCTTATTCTTCCTTTTCGGATATTTATCTTTATATTTTAAATATAAGTACTCATTTAAACTTTGAAAGTAGTTATACCAATATTTAAAATCTTTTTCAACAGGTTTTTTTAAACTGTGATTGATACCCTTATCATAATCCCACAAAATAATTCCTAATATTATTTAGAGTTCTTTACAATTGATGCACCGAAGTAAAGTCCTACTATTGCCGATACCAAATGAGTATCCAAAGGTGTAAGAACTAATCCTCGTAATGCTTGCCATTTTATAATTTCATTTCCTTCTGTAAGAAAGAAGAAGCCGGGATTAAATTCAGTATATCCTACCGTAACTAAAACATCAGGCCAAAAGACTGCTACAATCTTAGGCCAAACAATAATAGCTAATACAGCAGAGATTGCAATAACTCGTCTTGTAATCTGAAATCCTGTATTCTCATAACGTCTAGCAAGATCAGTTGCCTTTGATTGTTCTTTTAATCCCTCAATCGCTCTGTTGAAAGCTTCTTGTTTTGCTTTCATACTTTGTGACCAAAGAGACATAATACCAGACAATAGTCCAGAGCCTAGCATTGTAATAAGTTCTAAAGGAAATCCCATGTACTTATCCTTCCGCAATTAAAATAATTATAGCACTAAACTCTCCAGTATGCAACTTTCTTCTGCCTACGGTAGTTTACATCATCTTCCCAACTAGGATCATCTGGATGAGTTATATGCCATGATTCTTTCATGTAATGCACTGCCATAGCCAAAGCATCTACCTGATCGTCATGGCGACCGTTTGGAAAACTTAATAGTTCTTCTACAAGATCATCTGCCCACTTTTTATTTTTAGGCATCCATAATCTTCCTGCTTCTAATACAGGACTTGCAGCATATACTCTAGCTACCTTGTCTCTGTCTGGTGTGTATTCTAGAATAGGCAAGCCACTTCGACGTAAGTCTTGTATAAGTGATTGACCACTGGCTTTCTTTTCTACAATACAAATATCTGGTCTGTATTCTTCGTATAAGCTTTGTGCAATCTTTCTAAGATCAGGATACTCAAATCTTCCTCTGGTATTTCCTAACAGAATAAGATTACTAGCAATATATTCTTCTCCTTCATAACTTTCTTCAGGCATCTGAAAGATACCCCACGTTTGAATAACAGAGAAGTCGGCACTGCTCTTTGTAGAGAATGCTGTATCTAAAGTTTGTATTACAAAGTCACAAGTAGGGGGATCACTATACTCCCAGTGTTGTAGCCACCTTTTCTTGATTATACCACCTTCTTCTGGTGTAGGATTTTGCATATACAATGAATCCCAATATCTTGATCCATTGCTTGCAATAATCTCTTCTTCATCTACTCGTAATACCTCATCAGGTTTCCACTCAGGAAAATAAGAACTACCTACAGGAAGTCCTAAAAGTTCTGATGCTTCTTCATCTACCCACGCAGGAATACGAACCACCTCCCATTTATGAGTGGCTTCCATATCCATTATTTCTTCTTGCTTTAACAACCAACCACATAAATCATCATGATGGTATCTGGTGTTAATAATAACAATAGCTCCGTTAGGCATAATACGAGTACGCAAACCAGCAGGATACCATTCCTTAATATACCGCCTACCAGCTTCAGAGAAGCTATCTTCTTCTGACATAGCATCATCTAGTATTGCTATGTGTGCTCCACGCCCTGCAATCTGTGATCTCACACCAGCAGCATAGTAAGTACCGTTAAGGTTTGTTTTCCATTTACCTGCCGCCCGTACATCTGATCTTAGCTGGACATTTGGAAATATGTTTTGAAACTGCTCAGTGTTTACCACATCTCTAACTGATCTACCAAAGTCACTGGCTAGCTGATCACTATGAGATATTGTTAGTATCTCATGTGTTGGATTGTTTCCAATGTACCATGCTGGGAATATCTTAGAACATATAACAGACTTAGAAGATCGGGGAGGAAGAAAGACCATAAGTCTTTTTATTTCTCCATCTTTTACCTTCTGAAGTTTATCTGATAATAGTTTTATATGCCTACCCATCTTCCAATCGGACACAAGAGTAGGAGCAACCATACGAACAAAGGACAGAAAGGTATCCTTTGATTCTTTTAGAACAAGATCATCCATCAATGTACTTAATGTCATCAACGTATTAACAGAATTATCTTGTTCTTTTATAGATTCTGTAGTAATCTCCATAGATATTCTTTAGTATCTCTAAAGAGATACTATAAAACCTTTTAAATAAAAATTAAAAATAATAATAAATAATTGTTCTTTAGAAATCTTTAGAGATATTATACAGTACTATAAAGATTCTGTCAATACCCGGCTCAAAAAAATTAAACATTAATCATCATAATTTTATTTGGATGAAATGACCCTTGTATTTTTGGTAAATATATGGGGGGTACTGTATATATATTATGTGGCCCAGGCGGTTTTTTTGGGTGGGGGTCGTCTATATAAAGTTTTCAAAGATTTTATAAAGATATGTGACATATATACAACACCACCTCTAAA